TGCGCCGCTTCCATGCGTCAGTCCATCGTGCGGATATAAAAATGTATGAGCATTCATCTCACACATGGGGTGACGTTAACAATTTGCCCCACCGAGGCATCAACCAATATTATGTCGCAGGAAAAGGCATAATGTGGCTCGATGACCTCATCGACTACGCTACCTCCAAAGGTTTTAAGATAAAGGAATTAACATAATGGCACGTCCTACAAAAATTATTGACGCTAAAGTTGAAGCAGTTCTCGTGAAGCCAGCCGTGAACGAGAAGGACGCCCTTCTCGCGTGGCTTCGTTCGCCAAAGATAAATATGTTTGAACGCAACACCCGCTGGCTGGCGGATCGGATTGAAGAAGGAGAGCATTTGAAATGACCGAGATTGAAGCAAAAGCCTTGGCGCTGGTGCGCGAAGTGCTGGCCGAACGCGACCTAAGCGACAAACGTGCAGTGCGCCGTGAGGTCTCCCCATATACCGAAGCACTATGCCGCGCCATCGAACAGCACGAAGCCTTTAAGCAAGAGGTGAGCGATGCGCTGTATGATTACTTCACTGACGTTGATGGCGCAGCCGGAGATACTCTTGACCGCTTCTTTATACCCAAGCCTGACCCGCTGGTGGAGATATTAGAAGAGTTGAATTGGGAGACGGCTGAAATACCTTTCCGCAAGGCACTGGAAGCCCGTGGGCTGGAGATACGGGAGAAGGGGCAATGAAATACCCGAACATAATATCGGTGCGCGAGATTATCGAAACCGCCAACCAGAACATGACCCGCGTGCCACCCGGCATGGCATGGGTCCCGGCTAGGGCATACGGCTACCCGTCGTTCTGCTCGAGGGTTAAGGCGGCGTGGTTAGTGTTCACAGGCAAAGCCGACGCGCTGACATGGGAGAAGGGGCGATGACCAACCCAATCCAAACTAAGCGCATTGAGATGGCCGACAAACGCAAGGGGCGAAGCTGCTTCTACTTTTCGGGGAGCAGGTCTGGCCGCATTTCATGGGCTGACTGGTTTTATATACGGGAGAAACGAAATGATTGACTTCATTAAACAACGCAAAGCGCGGCTTTTGACTTTGCCTGTTCAACTGTTTGCCGCAACGCTTTATTATTTTGGTCAGCCGGAACTTGCAATTTTACTTTTGATGATGTCCCTAATTGAGTGCGCTGCTTTCGTTGACGCTTATCGCAATGGGTATTTACCGTGACCCTGCGCCAATTCCTGTTCGCCAATTTCGGCTGGGATATTTATGAATGGGCCGATGACGATATTCGATTTTAAAGGAACAAAGCAAATGGAACAAGACCCAGCATCCGAATGGCAGTCCGGTTATGACGCTGGCATCGAAGCCGCAATCAACGCGCTAGAAGCCGACGCCATGAAGTGCGATTGCTTCGCGTTTGAGGAAGACGAGTGCGGCTGTGGCGCATGGTGGGATTACAAAACGATTAAGTCAGAACGAGCGGTCGAGATTGTCCGCGCACTAAAGGGAGAAACGAAATGAAACAGGTATTAGCAGCACAACTGGCCGAGTGGATTGCCGACAACACACACGGCTACGCCAAACGTAACGGCATCAAAATTTATATCGAAGGCACGATTGATGCCTACGACCTTCTCGTATATGTCCAGTCGCTCCTAGCGGAGAGAACTACAACGCAAATCCAAGCGGACAACAAAGCGTCTTACACTGGCCGGGCGGTAAACGCTGCGGTTGAAGGCGGCGACTTTGCAGGGGATTAGTAATGGACAAGATAAGATGGAAAGACGAAGAACAAAAAGTGGACTTTGTTCCAGTATTCATCATCGGTTTTGAAGAAGAGTTTGAGCGCGGCGTAATAATATCCACCTCCGTGTATAAACTGATAGCTGAAGCTGGGCATGACGCCGAATTCTATGTGATAGACGCGGCGGTAGATATGCTGATGCAGAAGCGCGACCAAATTGAAAAGAGGGATTTGAACTAATGAAATTTAAGACACTGTATGAGGTCGGGTTCACCGACCTCGTGTCCGTTATCCCGCCGAACGCTGAGTTGTCGGCCATGTCTAAAATCCAAGCGGATCAGGCAGGCAAAGCGCCCGGTCGGCAGAATGCGCAGGGCACATGGGGCGGCTATGCTTGGCAGGACTATGTGCCGACGCCTAATGATGTTGAGCGGTGGGACCGCAGCCATGCTAATATCGGCTTGAAGGCCAGCAAATATCCTGCGGTTGACATTGATGTTGTTAACGAGGGGCTGGCTAGGGTCATTGGCGATATGGCCGTGAAGGCATTGGGCAAAGCCCCGATGCGTATTGGTCGCTACCCCAAGCGCCTGTTCATGTATCGCACCGACGATAAGATCGGCCGTATGCAAGTGCGGTTCCGCGATGGCCGGGGTGTCGAGCAGCTTGTAGAGTTTCTAGGGGACGGGCAACAATACGTCATCGCAGGTATTCACCCTATCACTAAGGAGCCATACAGTCTCGATGTGGACTTGGAGGCACGCGGCCCGGCTGGGTTGAAGAAGGTAACGCGGGAAAAGATTGAGCGGTTCTTTGCTGATCTGACGGAGACGTTGGAGATGATGGGCTGCGAGATTATCCACGCCGACAAGACGGCGCAGAAGGCAGTCGAGCGGCAGTCAGTCGATCAGGCTTCGCTTACTGCGCCAAGCGTTATCCATGTGGCTGCTGCCGTGACCGCGATCCCGAACAAGACCGAACACTTCCCTGACCGGGATGACTATATCCGCATGGGCTATGCTATAAAAGCAGCATGTGGCCCTGATAATGAGACGGATGCGTTCGAGATTTTCGCAGGCTGGGCCGAGCGTTGGGAAGACGGCGTTAACTCGCTCGATACTATCGAAGCGGACTTCGGTCGTATGCACCCGCCCTATGAGTTGGGTTGGGACTGGCTGGCGAACAAGGCTGCGACCTTTGGCTACAAGCGCGAGGTCGATGAGTTCGATGTGACGGACTTCAGCGACGAAGACTTCGGCGTGGTAGCTTCCGCAGGCGAAACGCCGATTGAGTATAGCGACATTGCTTTGGCGCAGCGCGTTGCTCGGCTACACGTTTCGGATATCCGATACGTTGTGGGCGGCATGGGCTGGGTCGCATGGGATGGCAACAAGTGGGCCAAGGACGTAGCGAACAAGCATCTGTCCATCGTCCGCAAGGTCTGTGCGCAAGCGTCGGCCGAAGCGTTGCAGAACATTGAAAGCCCACAAAAGGGTGAGCGGATCGCGCAGCGTGTGGCGTCGTATAATGTCATCGCTAACGTGGCGAAGCTGGCCGCTGTCGAGCCTGCCATGCAGGCGACAACCGAACAGCTAGACGCCGACATCTATATCCTCAACACCCGGTCGGGCATGGTGGACCTGAAGACGGGGGTCTTGTTCGCGCATGACCGTTCTCGCATGTGCACAAAATGCACATCGGTTGAGGCGGACTTCAGCAAGCCAGCCCCGCAATGGCAAGCGTTTCTCAATGAGGCGTGCAACGGTGACAGTGAGTTAATCACTTACCTTCAAAGGTTGGCTGGCTATTCGGCTACAGGTTCGACCAAAGAGCATGTCCTCGCCTTCGCCCACGGCTCCGGCGGCAATGGCAAAGGAACCTTCCTTGGAGCGATAGGCAATATCCTTGGCGATTATGCCACCGTGGCCAGTGCGGACGTATTCTTGGCGTCAAACAATCAGCGTCACCCTACAGAGTTGGCGTCGTTGATGGGGGCAAGGCTGGTTCACGCGCAGGAGATTGACCCGTCGCGCAAGTGGGACGAAGCCAAGGTCAAGGCGCTGACTGGCGGTGACAAGATCAGTGCGCGGTTCATGCGGCAGGATTTGTTTGAGTTCAATCCGCAGTTCACGCTTGTAATCGCGGGCAATACAAAGCCAGAGATTACTAACGTCGATGACGCTATGCGTCGGCGTATGCACCTGATCCCGTTCGAGACTAAGCCGCTCCGCAAGGACGTTGACTTGCCGGACAAGCTGAAAGAGGAATACCCCGCCATCTTGGCGTGGGTTATCGAGGGTGCGAAGGCTTGGCTGGAGCAGGGCTTGAACCCACCGCAGGTAGTTATCCAAGCTACCGACGAATATCTTGCGGGAGAAGATGCGTTGGCCCGCTGGATCACTGAACGCTGCGTGGCTGGGCCTGACAACGAGATGACTACCAATGAGGCGTTCAATGATTTCCGTGACTGGTGCAAGGAAAACAACGAAGGCAAGGGTCGTGACTGGTCGCAGCGTAAGTTCAATGGAGAGATGAAGACGCATGGCTATGAACCCACAAGGGATCGGGCGACACGAACGAAGCGTGTGTTCCGTGGTCTTGAACTTCTCATAGGCGATGAGGACTATATGGTCATCAACGCCATGATTGATGAGCAGTCGGACGATTTCTTTGGCGTTCAGATTAACTTCAAAGCAGGTGAGGAGGACTAACAATGTATGGGAACGATTTTATGAAATACAAAGACATTCGGGATGCGCTCAATCACGAGGTGGTCAGTGACGAGGTGGTCGATGTGGTCAATAGCCCTCCGCACTATAAGTCCGGTGGTATCGAGGCCATCGAAGGGATCGAAGCGTCGATGGAGCCGGAGGCATATGCTGGCTACCTCAAAGGCAATATCATGAAATATATGTGGCGCTATGAAAGGAAAGGGAAGCCGATTGAGGACTTGAAGAAGGCCCGATGGTATCTTGATCGGCTCATAGCTGCGCAGGAGAAAGTGAGCAGCCGAGATTGAAATGCGCACCTAAATGTTGGCGCTGTTGATTGAGGGGGCATAACGCCCCCTCTTTTTTATAGGCTGCCGGGGGCGGCGTAGCCGGTTATATCCTCGAACGCGTCACGCGCTTCGGCTTCTGTCTCAAAGCGGCCGATGAAAACGCGTTTGCCGCTGATGGTCACGTTGGTTTCGAACCGTGTCTGTCCCATTTTAGCAAAAACGACACGGCTCACACCATGCGCGACACGGCGGTCTGGATCATGCTTCACTGGTTTGCGGGTCACGGGGTCACGTTCGCGGAGTGGAGTGGGGACTGATAAATTGGCCCAGCGGTTGTCCAGTTTGTCACCGTTGGCATGGCGGACAGGATGCTGCGGCCATTCGCCTGTCATCATGTTCCATATGATCCGGTGGGCTAGTATGAACGACCCCATATACTTGACGTTATAGCCCGTCGCTATCGCCGTGCCCGCTGGGCGTCCGGCGGGAAGTGATCCTCTTGGCTCACGGTAGGTCAATGCTCCGGTGTCTGGGTCGTAGTTGAAGGTGTCTTTCAAAGTCTGATGTATGGTCACGTAAAATCCTTTCGGGCCGAGTTGGGCCGGGTTTGAAAATTCCGTGCACGGTTTGGCGTGAGCGGAAACCCGCAGAAAACAGCCATCGGTGCACGGTTGGGCCGGAAGTGCCGACCTTTTCCTACCAAGAGCTGCTATACGTAGGGTATTTATACATATAATATGTATTATAGTATTAGTAAACACCCAGAATGTATAGAGCGTTCTTGGGAAAACCATGCACTTCTGGCCCAACCATGCACGGATGGCAGAAACAAGCCATTTTTAAGAGAGCCAAACCGTGCACGGATTTTTGCAAACCCGGCCCGAAAGGGTCAAACCATGCACGGATGGGAGTTTTACGTTAGTCGTCGTCAAACACACCCGGCAAGTCGTCCGCATCGAGATTATGAGAGCCGACTTGCTTGGGTGGTGTGACGTCGATGGTGACTTCTTCTTCATGTGGGTTTGACCCGTCATGGTTTGACGACGCCAAGTTTAGCTGGCGCAGTGCATCAAGGTGGAGTTGGTTCACGTTGACTTGGACTGCTGTGGTCGGCTTGGCTTGGAACTTCTCCGGTGCTGCAACGCCAGCCAGCCATTTGCGTGTCTCGATCTTGAGCCTGTCAGCATTGGCCGATGTGTTGTCCGAGGCATCGGCAATGTCGAGGCACTCATCCGCCCATTGGTCCGCCGCGATTGCCCGCGCCTGTCTAAACCGCTCCTCCCGATCTGGGTCTTTGCGTATCCAATGATAGAGAGAAAGGTTGCTGATGTTAAGTTCACGAGCAAGGCCAGCCATTGTCAGGCCGGACGCAATCTTTTCCAGTAGAACAGTCTCGCCAACCTTATCTAAGTTTGACGCAATCGTGCGCCGTTTAATATGTCCAGCCATGTCTTATCCTTTATATGCCTCTAGAAGCCCATATAAAGCCCATAGAGAGGCATATAGGGCGATTGCTAGGTAAC